GCTGTGGTGAACATACAACACAGTCATAGTCAACTGCTAATTCTTCAATCGTGAGTTCACGTCCATCAGGAAGGGTGATAACTGTTTCATAATCTACGTCATAGGCATCGCCTTCTTCGTATTCAACAGGTTCCTCAGTTTCTTCGGTAACTTCATCAACTTCATCTGCTTCTTGAGATTCATCGTCTTCAGTTTCTTCTACTTCGCCTTCCTCATTTTCTTCTGTTTCACCTTCCCAACCATCTTCGTCCTCGAAGGTCAACCCACCCTCTTTGTTGCGGAAGCGGTCAACAGAATAATCTTCGTCTCCATCAGCAAATTCTGTATCTGCTGGGAAAGCATCATCGATTTCTACTTCTGGTTCTTTCTCTGCTTGCATTCTTTGCAGGTCTTCTGCGAAGTTACCTTTCAGATCGTCCAGTTGCAGTAATGTTTCTAAATCGTTTGGGTTAATAAATCCTGACATTAAATGTCTCCTGCATCATTAATGGCTGCTCGAATGACCTCTTTAAGCTTTCCTACCATATTGTGTTGTGTATAGTATTCTTCGCGTTTTTTGGTCTCATGGGATTCTGTTGCTAACAACTCCCTAATGAGTTTTTCTTTTAATGCCTCTAATGCTGCGTCTAAAATACCACTTGAATTGATGGCTGCCAAAGCGGCAGCCTGATCTTTATTAATTCGATAACGAGTATTCATTAAGTGTCCTTATTTTCTACTTCCAGTACGTCTTCCCGGAATTTTTGAGTCTTTAACTGATTGCTTTTGAATGTTTTTAGTTTCATTCTGAGCTTTCTTCTGAAGATCAAAATTATTATCCTCGACGATTACCTGATGTTGTAGTTTACTTCCCTCAATCTGAGCACCAAGATGAATCTCAAGCTCTTTCAGGGTAGCTTCGTATTGTCTGACTTGCTGTTGCATCATAGCAAGGTTGTGTTTAGCTTGTTCAAGAGCTGTAACATTATCCTCTTTACGATTTTCCAGAGACATTTGATCTGCTGCTTGTTCTTGTTTGAACTGCAACTCAGTTTGCTTCAGAGAAATCTCGTCTGCTGCTTTCTGCTGTTCGAACGTTACACGCTCACGATCATTATAAGCGTCAGCCATAAGTTTCTGCGTAGTAGCTTGCAGGTTTTCAACTTGAGCTTGAAGCATTTGCATCTGAAGAACTTCAGCTGGTGACGGTTGTGGAGGTGGTAACTGTTCCAGAGGTAACAGGTAGTTGTGCACATCCTTGATTCCCATCAAGTCAAACACTTGTGAAGTCAGATAACGGTCTTGTTCAATACCAAACAGAGGAGCTAATTGCTGATCTGCCATGATCATTTGTTTCAGACTGATAAGTTTCTGAGCACGTTCAGCTTTTTCGTTAGGAGAAATAGCAACAACAACTTGCAGATGGTTTCTTGGCGGTAAAACTCTAGGATCTACTTTCATAATACCCTGAGGAGTTTGAACTTCGATAGGAACTTCACCATTCTCACGGATAAGTTTGTAGATACCACGCATTAGTTCAACCATACCGTTGTTAGCAATGTTACGACACACCATACGGAGACGGTTCTGTGCAGCATTCATCATTAAACCGACAGTTGCATACGCATTGTCATTCTTAAATACGTCAGGGTTAATGCCCATACCTAATTTTGTTACACCAGTACGCTGTTCTTTCAAGTCTTCCGTCATTCCTAACAGACCATCAATGCCCTGAGGCAGATTATGGTAAGGGAACAGGTTAACTGCGTCTGGTCTTTCCATCTCAACTACACCACCCGGACGGTTATCCAGAAGAGAACGTCTATCATATGCACCAACAATCGCAGTATAGCGACCATAGTTAGCGTTATTAACGTTATCAATGTAACCACGAACCAAAGCGGTACGTAAATCTTGAATATCTTTTGTAATGTCGTAAACAGACTGCCCAAAGAATGAACCCGGAATCGGATATGGGGAGAATGTTACAAACGGAATAGAACTTACTTCTTCGATTGACAGAATATGATTACCTGCTTGGATAATCTGATACAGTTTGGCTTCTTTGTTCTTGCTTAACTGACCTGTTCTGAAGTAATGTTCATAAACCCAAACCTGAGATGCGATATCAGCTGTGTCTGTACCGATATCCATGTCAATATCTTGTCTCCAGTCAGTACGTGACCAAGCCACAGTAGTCTGTGTTGAGTCCATTGGGTCTGACCAGTCATTAAACGATTCAATTTCATCTTTAGGGAAGCCCATAGCAAGCAAATCTTCTTTGGATTTCCTTACACGATGGCAGAAATACTGCGCATCCAAGAAAGATGTAGCGTGTTGGTCTACGAAAATCTGTTCAGATGGAACATATTCAACCTTAACACGTTTAACTGTCTGTTCGTAGGTAACAGAAATGTTAACTGTACCATCTTCATTCTCTTCTGTTTCAGCTTCAACCTTCTTCATACCACCATCAATCATACCTTGGATGTATGCGGCTGCTGCTTGAGGATCAACATTCTCTGCTTCTTCAGATTGAGTAGTAGTTTCTTCATCCCAATAGAACTTGATGAACGAGTTACGTGTTACCAAACACTCTTGTGCCGCTGAAGAAAGGATGTTATATCCCGGATTGTCACGTAGGAGGATTTGGTTTACCAGTTTGGTAGCCAAGTCAGCACCTTTTGTATCGCCTTCATCATCAGGAACGAACTTAACAGCCTCGTCACCTGTACAGAAAACGTTAATTACGTCTTGAAGTGTACCGTTAACAGCTTCCCATACAGTACGGTCAACCCATTTAGACGAGCCAACAGTTACAGGAAGTGGTAAGTTACCGTAGAAGTATTCCCATGCTTCACGAGAATAGCCTTTAACCGCAGTATCTACATAGTTCTGCGCATAGTCAAAGTGACGGAGCAAGTCCACTCTTAATTCGTCCTTGACCTCTTGTGAATATTTCTTAGCCATCTATCGTATCTCTCCCTCTTGATAGAAGAGAGGGGACTCTACCCCTCAAAATTAGTATGATTGATTCCAACGAGATGTATTATCTTGATGCAGCGAACCACTACCGAAGCTAGTATCAAATTTAGATCTACCACGGTGTGTAACTGAACAAGCGGAATAACGCATAGCGTCCATCAAATCATCATGTTCTTTAACAATTCGACCTTCTTTACGGTGATAACGAGCTTTCTCTTCAAAGAGTTTAGCACATGCACCATTGTTGAAGATTTTAAATCTACCTGACATCATTCTTTCACGAATATCGGTAATTCCCGGCTCAACAAAGAAGTTCTTCTTACCATCCATTCCGATCTTATTGTAGAAAGTGTCAAACTGGACGTTAACTCCAGCATTACGGTAGAACTGAGACACCGACATACCAGAACCTTTTTCAGTATTGTCAGAATCGTGAGGTAAGATTACAGGAATCCATCCACCACGTCCGTTAATTGCAGGAGCGTGATAAGCAGGAGTGTATCCACCCTCTTTGTAACAATCATAAACATAAATTGTATCAGTGTTAGCGTCATATGCTGACCACACCGCTGCCGTTGGGTGATCAATACCGATATCAATTGCACAAACTCGTTTCCATGTATCAGGAATTTCAAATGGTTCACACTTGATAGAATCATCTGAGACATCATAAATCAAACCAGACCCAAGCAATGGCATACCTTTAGAACGCATTTCTAATTGCCATGCAGGAATACCTGCTGTCATTTGTTTAATATCTTCTTCAGAGATGTGACCACCAATGTCAACGTGAGCATCCCACCAAGAAGCGTTCTGGAAATACAGAGCACCTGTCTCTTCATCACCTTCACCCTTCATAAATTTGTCTACGAGTTCAGTCAAACCATTCTCAGGTGTGGCTGTAATAGTAACTAATCCTTTTGTTGTCAGTGTACGAGTAACGCACTGAGAGAAGATAGCCATAGATTCATATGGGTCTTCTTCGTCCATCCAAATATAATCAACTGTAGCACCCATCAAGGTGTGTTCACCCTGTTGTGTTGAACGGAATTCAATAGTAGAGAAACCATCATGGTTCCCAAATTTATCATAATGTTTAA